AATACTTAGTTGCTAGTTGCATTGCCCTTGCTGAATGTTTACCACCCATCTTAGCCTTGGCTCGAGCTTTAGCAGCAGCCCATTTCTTAGGGTCACGCTTCTTGGCTATTGCCATTATCGTCCTACTTTCTTCATTGCCTCTTTATGAGCAGCACCAAAAGTTTTTCCTTTTCGCATTGCTGCTTTCATACTAGCCATATGTTTAACAGTATGATGTTTAGCATGTCTTTGTAGAGTTTGCTTTTGTCTCATTGTAAGAGGTTTAGAAGTTGTTTTCTTAGGCATTAACACCTCCACCTTTTTCTAGCTTGTCTTAATCTACTGTTAGGATTCTTAGCAGCCTTGGGAAACTTCTTCATTTGCCCTGCTGATCTAGCACAATATGATTTACGTCTTGCTGCACGTTTACCAGTAGGTTTTTTTTCAGTAACAGCAGTCTTTAATTTAGAACCGGGATTTTTACGTCTATATGCAGCTACACCTTTCTTGGTCATACCAGCACCAGACTTGGTAGGACGTTTATGACCACCACCTATGGTCAGTCCTTTCATACCTGTCCCTTTTCTTTTTGTTTTACGTGCCGCCACTATATTGCTCTTGGTTCATAATTATAAGGATTCCGTTCTGTTATAGAACCCCCTTTTTTAAAAGGGATTATTTTATCTCCTTTAGTTTTAACCACCATTGGTGTTTTTGGTTTTTTAGTTTTACCCGTCTTATCAGCTAAAGCATCTTCTATCATTTTTTTTTCTTTTTTAAAGTCAGATGGTTTAGCTCTTATTGCTCCTCTAGCAAATACAAGAGGACCAACTTGTATAACTTCTTCAGCACTTTTTAAAGGTGATCCTGATAATTTATTATAAAAATAACTTGTTCTATAGGGATTCATACCAACTTGTACCCATTCACTTTTATCTTTAGGATCAATATATTTATTACCCTTTTTATTGGCTAAAATTCTTTCTGCTCTTTTAGCCGTTAAACTATCATCTACATTTTTCCAATCACCATGTATTCTAGCAATCGTTCCTTTATTTGCTCCACCTTTTGCTTTTGTTTTTGCTATATTTAATGCTCCTTTTGCAGCAGATTTAAATTCTACATTATTAAGTGTTGCTGTTTTACCATATCCTATGGCTTTTCCACCATCTTTTATTCCATCATGTATAGATACAACCCACTGATTATAATTATCATATGCTGGTATATCTAGACGAGAAGCAACTCTTGTTCCATTTTTTAGTTTTTTATTTAAATTTATAATACCTGTTTCAACTTGAGGTTTTTTTAAAGCACCTATTATATTTTCAAAAGAAGGAACTTCAACCATGTTTTCTATTGGTTTAATAGGTAAATCTCTTTTTACAATATTTCTAAATTCTTTAGAAGTAATTTCTCCTTTGTCTAGTTTTACAGCAGCTTCACTAACTGAATCTTTTTGTTTTTGTTTGTTTGCTAATTTATTTTCAGCTTTCCAAGCAGCTTGATACTCATCTAAATTATTAAGCAAAGAACGTAAACCCTTATATCCACTTTTTCCTATTGTATAACCAGCAACAGTTCCACCCGGACCGCCAATACTACCAGCAAGTCCTCCAATAAGTCCTAATAGTTCCGCAAGAACATCTGCACCACCTTCACTACCACGTTTACGAACACCAGTAACAAAACCTGAACCGGGAAGCATTTCTGCAATAGGTTTAACAACACTTGCTGCTCCTTCTAAACTTTGAAGTCCTACCTCTGGTAATTTTCTTGCAGGTAAAGTAGGTTCAGAAGTTCCAACTTCAGCAGGTGGCATATAATCAAGTGGTATATTAATACGTCCTCTAGCCATTTTAATCTTTCATGTTACTTTTTCTGCGCTTTGCTGCCATAAGTATACTTATACTTTTCTTTTAAATAATGCGTAAGTTCTTTCCAATATTCATCAAAACAATCAAAATCTTCTTTTAAAGGTTTAACACAACTATGGTCTACTAAACTATAATCATCTTCTCCTGCTTCTACAGATTGTTTATATCGTTTTAAAAACTCTGCACCGATCATTAAAATCCTCTGAGTGCGGCTCCTTGACCACGAAGACAAATACGTTTCTTTGATTTAGTTTTCTTCATTTTCTTTTTAATGCTACCACCCTTTTTCAAATCATATCCTTCTATATAATTATCAAGGGGTATCTCAGCATCTGCAAAAGCTTCTTCAGTACCTACTATATCTCCAGTGACACTTTTAAAAATTTTATTATCAAGTCCGGGCATCTCCTTTTTCTTACCAAATGCACCAGCTAAAGCTTTACCAAATTTAGCTATAGAATCACTTTGTTTTCTTTTTCTAAACTTAGGAGAAACTCCTGTACGAACTTTACCTATATCTGGTATTTTTAAAGGTGCTTGTCTTCTAGCTTTAGATAATAATTTCTTTTTTCTATAATCAAAAGAACGTCTTTTATTTTTAGATTTAGGTTCAAGCATAATTAACTTTCTACTTTAAAAGCTTTACCTTGTTCATAATCTTCATCAACCACAACATCTTGGGGTGGACCTTTTACATCTGGTCCTTTTCGTGCTGCCCCATACCCTTGTCCTGTAGGTCTGCCTACAATCTCATCGAGGTTATGAGGACGTTTAATTAGAGTATGGGGTCCAGCCATTTTATTTCTCCTTCTTGTATTTTCTATAGATAAACCATGCACCTATACAAATAGCTGCAATAATTGCTATACCTATTCCAAGACTACTATCTTCTTGTACAGGTTTTGTTTCTACTTTAGCAGGTTGTTCTACAACTGCTACGGTTTTCTTATCCATTATGATCTCCTCTTTCTACCTTTCTTTGCCATTGCTGCCATTTTCTTAGGACCATATTTTTTACGACCTATAAATGCTGCAAGAGCTTTAGGATTTTTTGCTCCACGTTTCTTTAGTTTCGTTGTCAGGGCTTTGAATCTAGCCCCACTCCCTAGTTTTGGTTTACGTTTCTTTGGTGACTTCATGATCTGTTGTCCAGCACTAGACCTATTAATCATAACTATTATCGACTACCTGACCACCCGTCATACGATAAGTAATGGGTCCACCTTTTTTATAACCTTTTATTCTACCACCTGATTTTAATTTATCTATTACACTATAATCTACTGTTACAGAACTATCACTTTTTCCTTCTTTAGGTTTTTTTAATCTTATAGGTTTCTTTTTAGGAAGCGGTGCTTTTGTTGCTTTCTTTTTCTGAACTTTCTTTAAAATTGCTTTTCTACGATCAGCTTCAGTTTGACGTTTATCACCTAAAGAAGGTGCTTTTTTTGATTTCTTTTTAGAATCATACATACTATTAACAAGTACACTACCTCCTACTCCAACTCCTGTTCCAACGGCAAAACCTTCTGCTCGTCTTTTTTTAGTATAATCAGCAACTCTTTTTCTTCCTATTATAGCACTTTGATTTGTTCTGCCTCCTGAAGTAACACCCGGCGCACCCTTTGGTCCTTGATCTGGACTATAATGTAAAGCTTTATCAACTCCTCTTTTAACTTTTTCTTTACCTTTTCCAGCAGCTTTCATTGCTGCTTTCATTCCTGCTTTAATAGTTTTTACACCTTTTGCTATTGCTGGTATAGCTTTAGAAGCTGCACCTCCAATTGGAATAGCCCCTGCTGCTAAACCCATAGCAGTATAGCCAACACCACCTTTAGATTTTTTACGTTGTTTTTCAACTTTAGGCTCTCTTTTTTCAGCACTGGCTTTAGCAGTTTTTAAACCTTTTTTCATTGTCATTATAATGATCCTTGTTGTAAAGTATCAGGACCACCAGCAGGTGATGCAGCAACTGCCATATCATCTTGTCGTGTCCTTCTAGCTTGGTTTCTAAGTGTAGTAACTGCTGCTTGATATTGTGATTGCCATGCAGTAATATTACTCCAATCTTTCATATACATTGTTGCTTCTATCATTGTTGCATAGAATAAAGCATCATAACAATAGTTACTAAAATAATTTTGTGTTGTAACACTTGTTCCTGTAGCCGAAGCAAGAGCTAAAGGTTGTGAAGCTGTTTGTATTTCTCCTGTTACAGTAGAAGCAGGAGTTGGTACAATGAATATAGAAGTGTTATTCTTACGTGCATAGTAACGAGGTGTACCTGTAGAAGCACTTACAGGCCAGTAGTCATTACAATATTCAATTGTTCTTTGTAACAGATTTGTTTTAATACTGGAAGCACTGGTCGTAAAGTTTACATTACGAACTATACGTACCCTATCTCCAAGACTTACAACTGCATTACCAGCCGTAAGCGTAATAGCAGTATACTCATCCAGACCAGCATCATCAATGTCTTTGGTCAGGCGTATTTCTGCCCTGCTAATGAAATTAGGTATCTCATTAGTAAATTCTGTGCCATCATTTTCAGTCGTATTAATAATGGCTGATTTTAAATCTGCATAGGTTGCCATGATTAACCTACGAATGCAGTTAATACACATCCATCAGTAGGACCAGATACACTCACAACACCATAAACAGGAACACCAAGTTCCCCCATATAAATGTCAGTTGCTTCATTGGCAGCTACCTGAAATTTAATTGCAGTACCTTCTGCTGTTTTATTGGTAATCTGCCTTTGCCCTTTAATTGAATAAGAACCAGCAGCACTTGCTACAGCATGTACAGCTAAAATACGAGTTGTTGTAGGCTGTGGGCTATCACCAGCACCATTACTTCCTACAGTTGTATCATCTTCTACATATGTAAGAACTGCATCACCTGTTGCAATTCCAACTTTAATATTTGTTGTCATGATATCTCCTTATAA